ACCGCCACTAAAAGTATATGAAGGACTTCTCATTACAGCTGCCGAATAAGAGGACGATCCACTCGTTTCTCTAAAACAATAATATGTGTTACTGGTTTGTGAAATCTGTGCGTCACCTACAGTTGCGATAGTACTAGATCCCCCATCTGCTGACAATTTGTATGTATCACCAATACCATCTGCTGCACCAGTAATACTTGATCCTGTACTGGTAGCAAATTGAAATCTCGTATAAGTATTTCCAGTACCCATACTGATATAAGTGTAACCAGAAGCTGTTGCAGGGGTTATTGGAAAACCTTGAGAACTTGTTCCTGAAATTTGACTAGCATAAGTTTCCCATGAAGAACCAGTTCCGCCTGAACTTGTATTGAAAATCCAAGATTTAACAAGAGTGCTACCAGATAAAAGTTGAACACCTCCAATCGCTATGTCATTACGATATTCAGTGTTTGATGTATTTTTTGCACCAATATAAATTCTTCCGGAACCAGTAAAATCAGTTTGTACCTGTGCAACATCATACGGGCCATCATAATCATCACCGTTTCCCATATATGTATCACTTTCGATGAAACGATTACTAAATTCAACAAAGTTTGTTGTTAGATCATCACCTCCACCACCTGCTCCTCCACCACCACCTCCAGCGTTAGCAAGAGAAGCACGTAAATTATGTGATCTCATCCTAAATCACCTACAGTTGCTCCATATAATGTAGAACCTACTTTAAATAATTCAATTGCTGTAGGAGTAGCACCACCTAAAGTTGGAGCAGAACCACCGACCCATGTCATAGTAGGCCATGTGACAGTGTAATTACTACCTGAAGCTGTAACAATAAGAATCATTGATTGACCGGTGGTTAAACTATCAGTTGCAGTTCTATTTGCACCAAGAGTCCACGTTTGCATCATTCCATTGTCAGGATCTAAAGCAACAGATGAAGCATCACTTATTGCAAATATAGTTTCATTTATTGCATCTTCAAAAGTGACTGAACCTGTAAAAGTACCTCCAGCAGTTGGTATTTTTGTTGAATCAGCAATTGTTATATCAGCAGAACCATCAAAGTTAACACCATTTATAGCTCTGGGAGTAGTTAAGGTTGCAGCAGATCCAGTTGTATCTTGATTAAGAGTATCAACAGAGAATGTAGTACCAGAAAGACTTAAACCAGAACCAGCCGAATAAGTTGTATTTGTATCAGTAGTTTGATCAACCCAATCAAGACCACCTGAACCATCAGTTTTTAATACTTGGTTAGCATTACCATCAGTGTCAGGAAATGTAAGAGTATAACTAGCACCTGCACTATGAGGAGGAGATTTAAGTTTTATACCATGACTGTTTTGTGAGCAGTTAAGTTGAATCGTTCCATCAGCACTACTGCCGTCACCTTTTACTTCAACAACACCTGTTCCATTTGGGTTGAGTTTAATATTACCGTTAGAAGTACTTGTGGTTATTTCACTGCTTTGAACATCTAAATTACCTCCAAGTTGCGGTGTCGTATCTCCGACAACATCGGTAAGACCTACATTCGCACTGGCAGCAATACCTGATAATTTGCTTTTTTCAGCATCAGTGAAAGCATTAGTGTCAGAATTATTTTCATAAGCAGTTTTAATCTCTGCGTCTGTTTGATCTGCTGTGGCACTTGCTTCTATACCATTAAGTTTCGTATGGTCTGCATCTGTAAATACATTTGAATCTGAAGCGGACTCTACTAATGTTCTTATTTCAGCAGCAGTTTGATCAGCAGTAGCACTTGCCTCTATACCTGATAATTTAGTTTTTTCAGCGTCAGTAAACGCATTGGTGTCAGATTCCCCCTCATAAGCACTTTTTATTTCTGCACCTGTCTGATCTGCGGTGGCTGATGCTTCAATACCGTCTAATTTTGTTTTTAAAGTATTAGTAAAGTTGTTTTGTGTAAGACCACCATCACCAACGCTATATGTAGTATTCGTATCTGTAGAAGCAATAGTAACAGTATCATTACTCGCGTTAGTTGTAATAGTAACGTTACTACCAGCAGCAAGAGTTAAAGTATCTGTTGCACTGTCCGCAGCAACATCCGACTGCCCTGAAACTGCAACAGTAGAAAAAGCATTTTGGTTCGCTTCTCCGCTACCTCCACCAGTTTCTGCAGCCCATTCAAGACCTGTCGCTGTGCTACTGTTTGCTTTTAATACATAACCATTCGTACCAGCAGCCAAAGCAGTAGGATCTCCTGACCCGTCACCTACCAATAATTCACCTTTCCCATCAAGATCGCTATTCATAACCGCACCAGCAGCATCTACATTCGTGGCATCTGTTACATCAGCACTGGCTTCTATTCCATTTAATTTAGTATGATCTGCGTCTGTAAATACATTACTGTCACTAGCTGCTTCAACTGCTGCTCTGATTTCAGCATTAGTCTGATCTGCGGTAGCTCCACTCTCTATACCATCTAATTTTGTTCCATCAGCAGAAACATCTCTTCCATCAACGGTTTCAGATCCAGACATAACAATATTGCCTGTCATCGTGCCACCCGCTAGAGGTAATTTTGTTCCTATTGAATTGGTAACAGTAGTTGAAAAGTTTGCATCATCTCCAAGTGCAGCAGCAAGTTCGTTTAAGGTATTCAATGCGGAGGGAGCAGAATCAACAACACCAGCAACTTCAGAATCAACATAAGCTTTTACTGATTGTTGTGTAGGTACTTTAGTTGCACTATCCGATGACATATTATCTTCATCTACAACAAAACTCATTGCTGCAGTTGTACTATCACTGTTCATTACTGCCCCTGCTGCATCAACATTAGTTGCATCAGTGACATCTGCACTAGCCTCTATTGCTGCAAGTTTTGATTTCTCAGTGTCCGTAAAAGCGTTAGTATCAGAGTTATTTTCATAAGCTGTTTTAATTTCTGCATCTGTCTGATCTCCAGTTGCACCATCTTCAACATTTATCATGGTGCGTAAATTTGCTGGCGTAATTTCTTCAATTACACCTGCACCGCTTGAATCTCTACCTAATACCCTATCTGTAGCTGATACATTCTGTATTTTGGCATAAGTAACAGCATCATCATCAATTGTGAAAGTACCTCCACTGTTACTGACTGTAATATCACCTTTGTCACCATCAGAGACTGCTGGACCCTGTGGACCTGTAGCACCGGTAGCACCTGTTTCGCCTTGTGGCCCTGCCGTTGTTATTTCAACAGTAGTAACCTCAGAAACTTGTGAAACTGTAACTGTGTTGGGATTGCTCATGCTGTGTAACCTTCACTTACAAATAGTGTACCCTCTAAATAATATTCTTTGTTACCCGATCCATCTGTTAGTAATACATCATATTTTAGGACGTCTGGTGTAAAATTCGTCGTATCAGTATCTTCAAGCTTTATATCAACAATACCACTAGTTCTATTTGTATAAGTAACAGTAAAATCAGCATACTTTGTGGTGCGTGAATCGTCATACACCTGTGCTGCCACTGTATAGCCAGTAAGGTTTATTGCAGATCCCGTAGAATCTTTAAAAGTTAAACGTAAAGGAAAATCTGCCCTGCGTTGTACAGTAAAATTTTTTTTACCTGGGATAATCGCCATTAACCCGCCTCAAGTGCAGCAACTTTAGTTTCTAATACTTCTATTTTAGCAATTGCTTCTTGTAATGCAGCAGTAAGTAGGGGAACTAATTTACTGTGATCTATACCTTGATAAACAGGATTATTATCAGAATCAACTTCATCTTTAGTACCTGTTACTGCTTCTGGAACTGCTGTTACTTCATGTGCAAAGAAACCATCAACTTTAGTGTCTGGATTAACTTTAAAATTAAATGTATAGGGTTTTAATGTTTTTAATCTTGTAATACCATCAGATATTGAAACAGCATTTTCTTTTAATCTATAGTCAGATGATGTAGAATAAACCGTTGCAGAATTTGTATATGATATAAAACCTACACCAGTATTACTATTTTCAAAAGATAGTGCAACACTTGTGTCTGTACTGTTTGATCTGTCAAAAATTATCGTCCCAGAACCATTAGAGTTGAGCGGTAACATACTAATTCCACCTGGAGAACCAGCTAAAGTTGTTCCTACTAAAAAATTTCCACTCGCATCAATTCTACATCTTTCAGTTGATGTTGTACTGAATATCATTGGTGCAGCTTCATTTACAAATAATTTAAAATCTCCTGTGCCTCTATGTGTTATTTGTGAATCTCCATTAGCTCCATCATTCCTAGTAATTTTCAATCCAAATTCTGTATATGTCGAGTCAGCAACTAAGTCAATACTAGAGTTATCTGATGAACCAGTTGCAACTATTCTTAATTCAGATTCTTGACCAGCAACATTTTGTATGAGCAAATCACCAGCTATATCTACTTGTGATTGCTTAAAAGTTGCAGTGTTATATGCATTACAAGAAACACCAATTTCATTAGCACTAGACCTATAGAAACCAGTATTTGTAGAATTAGTAAAGGTATAAGAAGGATTTGATAACGAACCATTAGGACCAAAAAAGCTGCCATCACTTAAACTTATAAAATCTAATTTATCAGTTGCATTTGCTTTGTAAAATGACATCTTATCCGTTGAAGTATCCGCATACCACATATATTTATATTTTGTCGTCGGGACAGAACCAAAACCATTATTAATGCTTATAGCATCAAAAATATTATTTAGATCTGTTCTTACATCTGCACCTGAAGCATTAGCAACACTAAAATCTGCTGGTTGTGCCATTTTTCTTTATGTTTTTTCTATTATACTACCCTTCTCCATATCCGAAAGCACTATATGTAAATTCTCTTGCGACAAAACTCGATCCATTTTTTATACTTACAGCAAAATTACTTGAAGTAACACTATCAATAGTAAAGAAATCACCAGACTGCATATTATTAACATTTATATTTACCACTGGTTTAAATGCTGTTGTGCTTCCTCCAACAGCACTTGTTCCAAGAAAAAATTTCTTATTAAACGTTACTGTAGTTGCACCACTAGCAGAACTTGTCAGAACACCATTTGTTGCACTGCTATTATCAATACTTCTTTCTGTTCTTGGTCTAAAAATTATATTTACACCTAGTTCCTCGATATCTACATTTTCATAAGAACTATCATTATTTACTAAAACTTTGAAAGATAAAGTTCTTGCCTCCATGTCTGTCTTTGTAAACGTACCAAAACTTGTACTTGCAGTGCCGGTTGTACTTTTTGCCACTTGAAAAGTTAATTCTGCTGATTTATTAAATACGACTGTTCCAGATGTCAAAATATCAGGCCATGTGTCTATATTATCTGTATATGTATCCCAAAGAGTAGCTGAATTAAAACCAGATTTTTTAAAATGTGGTTCTATATGAAATCTAAATGTCGCACCTAAATCAATATCATTTTGAAATACATAATTTCCTGTTGAAGATACACCAGAAGTAACATCATCAATAGCTGAAAAAGTTGTTCCATCTGCTAAAGCTAAAGTGTCAAAATCTGTAAGTGAGTCTATAATTGTTCCATTTGTAAGTCGTAAACCAGCTATACCAGAGTCATAAATTAAATTTGTTTTTGTACCTGGAAAATTATTAGTATTTTCTCTTATTTGAGCAGCTAGAAGATTTTTTGATGAGATTGTTCTATTAACTACTACAGAAGTTGCACTAACAGACTCATTATCTGCAACATCTACAAAAGTAACAAAATATTCACCACTTTGATAATCACTTATAAGTATTTCATTTGAATTACCATCTAGTTCAATTAAATCATTTGCATCTCCGACATTAGCCGTTCCGTCAGTAACTAAAGCATACTTGACTCTAACTTTACCTCCAAACAATACATCTTTATCTGTAGCACGATCCCATTTTAGAAGTAAATTATTTTCATACTCCTCAGATCTTAAATTAGCAACATTTGATGGAGGTGCAGTTAATCCAAATGCTGTAATACCTCTGGTAGATATAGATTCGCTTAGTTGAAATGTTGGGGCTACTGTTCTTATAAGAAAAAGATAATTTCCTACCTTGTTGTTTGGAATAACAAATTCATTGCTTCTGATAGTTTCAACAACAGAGAGACCAGATTCATGCAGGTAGTGGATTTGATAGCCTCTCGCACCATCTACATGAGCAAAATTTAGTACAATTCTACTTTGCGCTCTGTTATTTACAATTACAAGTTCCTCTTTTAGTTGTTGAATTTCTGGCGAAATTAATGGGTTAAGTAAACTAGTAGGTTCATCTCCTAATCCAAAAGAATCGGATTCAAAATTATCTATATATGTATATTTGTTATCATCATAAATTACAGCAGTAATGTTAAAAATAAAATTATTTTTTTGTTTTATATTTGTTATTCTGTATTTTTTATGCTGCACATTTCCGGTTTTCACAGCCCAAACTGCATTAGATTGGGGCAGTGGATCTAAAGCAGTTGAAAATGTAACTGTACTGCCGCTTACTGCTGATATAAATTTACTTTGAACTCCTCCATTTTTATCAACAATTAAAAAAGTATCGCCAACAATTCCAATAGAGGTATCTGTAGCATCATCAACTACTACAGTAGTAGAATTTGTAACAGAATTAATTCTTCCACTAGCCCTAATAAGTTCTCTTGTTTTATCTGCAATTTTAATTATCATAAAAGGTTCTAACATACAGGCAGCTTCTATTCCACATTCAAAATTTACTATTTCTGATTCAAAATTAGAACTATAAATAATTGATCTTCCAAGTCTTATAGCTTGATCTCTATCGGTAGTATATAAAGCTTGAATATTAGTTTGATTAAGACCAAATTTAGCAAAAGCTGTTTGTTCTCTTATAGATACTTGGTCTAATTCTTGAATACTATTATTAAAATATGAAACATTTACTTGAGTATATTTTTTATCTTTTTCTATTCCAGAATAATTAAAAAGACCGTCAACTACATTTGCATTAGTAAATAAGTAAGAAACAACTGTATTTGCAGTTTGTGGTTTATCTAGAGCTATTTTTAATGAACCATTTCTATAGTAAAGAGTTGCTCTCATTAAACCAGCAACCTCTCGAATAATTTCAAGTGCTTTTTTTCTTGTTTTTATAACGCCATTAAATGAATAACGTGGTTTACCAGTACTAGCAAAATCTGAACAATAAAGACTTGCTGCGTAAAAAGATGCTTTATCAATTTTTTCTTCATCTAAATTTAAACCATAATCTTCAGTTAAAAGTGCATACAAAATCCATGCAGGATCTGTTGTCCAATGTTTTGTTGTAGTTAAAACTGCAAATGTATAGTTTGTTGGATATACAATTCGACCAGTATCTGCAACATCAACAGTAACTCCTGTTGGTATTTTTACTTTTATACCCCTTATTAAATATTTTCGTTGAGGAATATTAGGAAATTGTTCGGCAGAATACCTTAATCCTATGTAAGCTGTTTTAGGAAATTGGTTATGAACAAGACCTGCTCCTGGGGGTGCATATAACGGTATTACACCTTGTAAACCTGTAAATGAAAATGAAGTAAATCTTCTTTGACCTTCTTCATAAAGATTTACACCATCTTTGTTAAAAGGATGTCGTCCAGTAGCAGCATTTGCCCTAAATTCAATATCATCTCTTAATACTTCAACTGTAATAGGATAATGCAAACTTCTTGCTTCAGATGTTAAATAAAGAAAAGAAGGAATCTCTATTCTGTAATCTCTACTAAATGGTCCAATTGAAATTCCATTTACTTGAAATTGAGTACTTACTAATAAAGCTCCTTGAGCATCTCTTAATCTAATACGAGGCAATACATTACCATTTTCACCAGCAAAATTACCAGCATTTATTCCAAGAGCAACTGATACACCATCATCAGCACTTAATTGTCTAAGAGATGGCCAAGTCAAAGTAATTATTGCAGCCCTTGGAGTGCTTTCTAAAGTAGTTCCAGCATTTAACGTTCCAGTAACTTTATTACCTTCTGGATCTCTGTTATTTTTTACTTCGCCAGGTGTTACATTACCTTGTAATCTTAACTCGTTTACGCCCAACATAATCTGTTGATCTGCTGTTCCTGCCCTTAGAGCTAATGATGTATTTTTAATATTTTCAACCCCCCCTGATGTTCTTATTGCACGTCCATCTAAAAAAATATCTTTTTGAGCAAATTCTATATACTGTTGTTCTTCTGTAGTAGTAAATTCAGGACTCAAAGGAGAAGCAGGTCTTAACATACTTGTAGGAATATCAAGACTATTTTTTGAAGGCGTTGCAAAACCTTCAATTTCAGCACCGTCAGAAACTAGATCTAAAAGAGTAACAAATTGGGTAGTTTTTTGAACTGTAATAGGAAGGTCTTCGGATAATCGAAAATCATTATTACTTATTTCTCTTGCCATATTTTATGTACTATCAGCTACTTGTACTGTATCAGTACCAGCACTGATAACAACAGAACCTACCAAACATTCTCCAAAAACTAGAGGTGCACTACCACCTGATTTCGTAGTATTTGCTGTTTGGTTACTTAAGAAAGATTCAATTTGTGGATCAGCACCGGCCTGTTGTGGTGGCACTGGAGCTAACATATCAGCAACAAATTGTAAACCAGTAACGGCCAACGCACCTTGTAAAGCTGCAATAAGGGTTGTCCTTGTTATTTCTTCACCGATTAGTCCTAAACCAAAAGTAGAAAGAAAACTAAAGATATAATTGCCAGATATTAAAGGAATAACTTTAAGATCTCCTTCCCCTTTAATTACTAAATTTTTAAAAGAAATGTCTAAATCATTCATATGAACACTATAAAGAGATTCAGTTAAATGTTGTACAGTATCAGGATAATTAACTTTTATAGAACTAAATACTTGATCTACATTTGAAACATCTGCTTCAAATTCTTTTACACCACATAGTTTCCTAAGTGGGCCATATAGTTTAATTTTTTTCATCATGATTCTGTCTCCATATAATGCCAATTATCATCCTGTATAGAATAAATATACCAATCCAGCATAAATATTCTACAGTTAGTTTTATCTGCTTCTGAAGGCTCTGCGTTACCTTCTACATGGGAATGTATAACTGCCAGTACTTCAGCACCGCTATCCTCGCAAGCAGCATAATCTAAAGGGTCTATTG